GTTTGGCACCGGCACAGTAGTCATAGATGTTGCGGTTCTCTTGCAAGAACTCTGCGGGGTCTTTGCCATGCACAAAGTAGGCGTACCATGCCTTGGGGATAATCAGCAGGCTTTTGTTTTTGTGCAGCGGCAGTTCTTCAAACTCAAACCTGCCTTTACACTTGGTCTTACCTGCAGTGTCAATGGCGATGTAGTTGTTCACATCACCAATGATCATTTTCTGGTACTCCACTGTTTCCAACTGAAGCTGTGTCAAAGCCTCCCATTCTTTACAAATCTGGTAGAACAATGCTTCATGTTCTTCATCTATCAAAAACTCCAGACCGTCGGTGTTCTGCATCAAAGGCTGCGCGCCAGGAATCCTGGTAGCAATCATCTCATAGAGCATGGAGAGCAGAAGCTGCCCGTTGATGGTGATCCTGAAAGTAAACTCAGGGTCATACAGGAACGAATACTTATTCTTGCTTAGGCCGTAGGTGGAGTTCAAGATAATCTTGAACAGGTAGTTGAGTGGTGAAGACTTGGGGTACTTTTTACGTTCTTCAAAGAACCACTCGTACAGTTCACAGAAATCTTCCTTTGGGATGTGAGCAGGTGCCCACCGGTTTTTGATCGCCAAGTTGGGGTAAAAACTTATGACATCTGCAGACAGTATCTTCTTGCCTTTTGTGACAGTGTAGATACCGGATGCAGCGCAACCGTGCAGTCCACCCAAACCATAGTCTGTGGGAACGCCTTTAAAGGTGACGCGGTGCTTGGGACCTTTTGCTTTTTGCGTCTCCTCACTTTCATCCATGATCGCTGTATCTACCACCAGAGACTTAAACCAGTTGTGTACACTGGTAAACTCTGGGGTAGAAAAGCGAACATAGGGAAGTATGATATCTCTCACAGTGACGTGAGAGCGCTCCGTGCGCATGTTCTTAATCTCTTTTTTATCCCTGTCCAGCTTTTCACTTAAGAAGTGCAAGAACATCTCCTTGCTAATTCTGGGCTCTGAGGCACTGTACAGGGTGAGATTGTAGGTGGAGCTGAGTTCAGCCCGCAGGTTGATCTGCGAAGCCATCACCTGCTCTCCCTTGGAGTTTTTCATCAAGAATATGTTGCGCGTACTGCGCACGTCGTTAATACAATAATTGATGATGCTCTCCAGCTCCTCGCTGGTGTCAACAGGATTGTAATGGGGATGTGGCATTTCTTCAACGCTGTCCCAGTCCATGGAGAACTGGACCCATTTCAGAGAAGTACGTTTAGCGTTACTGTCCCAATGGTTCAGCTTGAAAATGTCCACACAAGGAATGCTCAGCTTATATTCTGGATAATCAAGAAACTCCTTGCGATCAGACTTGCCAATGACATGTTGGGCGTACTGATAAATTGTCGTGGTGATTTCTTCTGCAGTTCTACCATTGAAGTAGGCTGCATTCTGTAAGATGTACTCAGTAACCTGAGCATCAAAGGACAGGTTGTTATAACCAAAGTGCCAGTCTTTGCTCTGAATGTTTTGCTGCAGGAAGCTCAGAAAAGCAGGCATGTCGTTTCTGTCACGGTTGACAGCGAAGACATGCTGCTCGTCCGAGTCATAAGCAGTAAACACAGCGACAAAGCAGTTCACAATGGTCTCATAGTCCATTACCCAGAACTTTCGCTGTCTTTGCATTAGGCTTGTGTTTGTTTTTCTTCGTTGATCACAGCAATGGATGGATGATCAGCATTGAGTGCAAACATGTTGATGAAGTTTTGAATGTCCTGCTTGTCATCCAGGTAGTACTCGTAGTACGTTTCCAGGATGCGGCGTTCTTCCACATAGCGCTGCTGTGTATCGTTGGCCACAGGTTTGAGAGGGATCACCTGTCCTTTTTCTGTAAGCTTGGGCAGCATCTGCGGCTTGTCCTTTTTGTCACGGCTGATCACCGCCAACACGCCGGTGTTGGGATCGTAGATCACCTCGTTGAAAGGACAGTCTTCTACCCCTGGAAGCATACGGAAAGACTTGCGTCCATACCAGTCAGTGCTGTATACAAACATTGTTTGGGTGTGCTTTGGAAGCGTCATAGGTTGTTTTTTTGAAGGTTGAGTTTAAGGGTTAAGTGGACTACACGGTGTCTTGAGGAACTTTCACAGTGCAGGTTTCTTTTGTAATGTCAAGCAGGTCACAGAGTTCACCTACATCTTTGAGCACTTGTTCTTCCATGCCCAAGATCTCTGCGTATTGCTTGAAGTATTTGCCAGGAAACAAAAAGGATTCTATGTACACCCACTCTGGTGTGTGAGTACCATAGTAGTCTGTTAGCATTTTCTTGACCTGAACAGACATTGTTGAGTACTTTCCTTTGATAAACCGGTCATAATCTGCTGCAAAAACGTTCATGTCAAAGACGTACACCACAGTGTTTTCATCAATGGGCACAATTTCTTCCAGCATTTTGTGCGTAATCAGGTAGTTCATCTCAAAGGTTTTCCACTCTTCTGTGTTTTGTTTTTCAAAAACGCAAATTAGCTTGCGTTTTTTCACACTAAAGTCAGTATCTTTCCAGCAGACATAGGTCTGCATAGGTTTAGGGTGTTTTCCTTTTTTGAAACCAAGCAGCGGATACAAAAAAGTAAAAGATTTTTGAAAGTACTTTTGATAGATATGTGATATCATAGTACAACTTCAGTGTTGATCAAAAACTCATAAGGCAGGTTAAACTCTTTTTGCTCAAAGTGATAGGTTGCCTGCAATAGTTTTTGATCAAGTATCTCCAACCACTCCTGCATTTTAGCAGATGACACCCTGATGGGTGCAATTTGCATGTAAGCATCTACCACTACAAAACTAAATGTGATGGTAAAGTCCTTGTACTCAGGACGGGTCAAGTACACGTGCTCTACCAGTCTGTAATAGATAGCAGCCTGTAGGTAGTAGCGGTAGTACTCGATCGAGTCTTTGAAAGAGCTGATATCTTTGCTGGACTTTTTCAAGTCGTTGATTTTGATGGTCTTTATGGAAGGGTCAATCACCAAATTGTCAATAAAACCACGAATACCAAATGGATGTTTCTCTGAAAACTTTACCAGCTCTACTTCGTTTTGCTTGGTAATGCCACGCAACGGATCTTCAAAGAAGCCCATCAAATAAATGACAGAAGGTGTGTTCTTGATTTTCTCCACTACACTGTTTGCAAACGTGTAGGTATCATGGTCAATAATGGTGCGGTTTTGTGACTTTTTCAGGTAGTCCCAGTAAGAGACATGCTTTTCAGTGATGATCTTTTCCAGACGCTGTGTGTCGGTCTTTAAAGACTGATACAGGTTCATGTCACTGAGAATATCAATGATAGCACCGCTGAACTCGTGCAGGTCTTCGCGCGTGTCTTCAGGGTCGTGCTTTTTGAGTTCTTTGTAGTGTGCAAACAGCGTGTTCAAAAGCTGACGTGGATTGTCAGAAGGAATGTCTGTTGCACTGAGCACAAACTCTTTGTCAAAGTTTTCTGGATTGAGCAGCAAGCAGTGTATCAGCTTGCCTTCAATCATGTTGCGGTCTTCAACGTCATCGCGCTGACCCAGCACGTAGTGGTTGTAGAAAAGTGCAGGACTGTATAACAGTCTGTTTAGTCCTGAATACGACAGTAAAAATGGTTTGGAAAAAAACTCCTCCTCCTTTTGCATGCGATCTGAAAAGGAGATGCTTGGGGCGATAAACTTTGGTGTAGCCATGTTTGTAATTTCTATAATTGCTTAGCATTTGCAGTTCTCCATGTCTCTGCCATAGTACCTGCCTAGGATGTTGCCGTTGTAGCTGTTAGACTTCAGAACATCGTGCTTGATCTGATAGGACAACTCACAATAGGTCAGGTACTTTTTGGTGCAGCAGAGCTCAAGGATTTCTCTTTTGAAAAATTCAGGTCCAAGTTTGCCTACGTCATGTTTCAGGTCAGCTGAAGAACCATGGTAGGTGAGCCAGTCAGACTCTTTGACAACACGCTTGAAGACCTTTCTGGTGCCTGTTGTTGTTTTTTCTTTCTTAGATAGCCTGGTCTTCCTTGTAGCGTGAAGACTTTTTTTGCCAATGTAAAATTTACCAGTCTTTAGGTTGGTGATTTTGTAAACAAAACCAACAACTTCGTCGTGGTTGGGAAGGTCTTCCAGTTGCAGAACGACCTTGCCGGTGGGCGCGTATGTCCAGTGGTTCATAGGGGTTGAAGTAAGCTCTACAAAAATAGCCAAATCTCTACAACTTACCAACTTCCTGCACAGGTTCATAATAAGCTTCCACCGCTCTGTCCAGCCTAGGGACAAACTCTATCATGGCTCTTTGAATGCCATGGATCTTCACCACATCGGCAATGTCTTTCTCCAAAGAAATGTAGACAAAAGGCAGTCCATGTCTTTTCTGGTAGGTCTTCATTGCCTGGATACCTGCCTGGTCGCTGTCAAAAACAGTGACAATGGCATGGTAGACTTGCTTGAACTCGGTCATCATTTCATCGCTGAGCAGTGTGTTCTCACTGTCAGGTGCTATCACATCGCAGTTCAGCTTCATGCTTTTGATGGCAAGGCAGTCTTTGAGTGAGGAAGCAATGATCAGGAAAGGTTTGTTCTTAAGCTGGTCGTACCCTTGGGTGTAATTACAGAGTTTAATGAACTTGCGGTCCTGGTTTTTGGGTTGATAGATTTTATAGAGTTTGCCTTCAGCTGTGAAGTATCCGTAGATATGCTTGCTTACAACTTCAAATTCCTGGTCAATTTTATTGGAGGTTTTCTTCTGCATTACATAGCGCTCAATGGGCACTACATGATGTTCTTCCAAAAGCGCACTGGAGATATTGTAGGAACCCCAGAAGGACGCGTCATGGGTGTTCCACTGTCTTACTTTGTAGTGCGCTACCTGCCATTGTGAGTATTCAATAACCCTGGTCTCACAGATTTTACCAGAGCGTTGATAAGCCACATAGTCAGTGATGATCTTTTTGGAAACGTCTAAGAAGGGCATGTTCCATAGGTGCATCATCAGGTCTACCGCGCTGCCTCCCTTGCCAGTGGAGAAGCATTTGTAGCGGTAAGATTCTGAGTCTTTGTTGTAGTACAAGTACATGGACGGTGTCTTGTCGTTGGGGTTAAACAAAGAGTTGATGCGGACCCGCTGACCTGTCAGAGGTTCTGGCAGCCCCAGGTAGTTTTCAAAGATCCAGGTTGCTGGAACATAATTGACATCTTCTATGAAGTGTTTGCTTGAAAACATATCTGTTGCGGATAGAACAGAAAAAAAGGGATGGGAACACTTCCCACCCCTTTAGTTCTGTTGTTGGGTTAAAGATTAGGGAAGCTGTAGGTCAGCAACAGCAGTGTTACCCTGTGGCATGATAGGCATCTGAGGGATGCTTGGCATTGGCATTGGTGTGCCGTTCTGACCTGGGAACCCTGTCACTGTCTCAGCAGTTTCATCTGCTTTTACAACGATGTGCTTAGCACGATCGAAGTTGAGCAGGTTTAGAGGCTGACCGTTTTCATCTTCCATTGCTGCAAAAGGAAGAAGCTTACCCTCAGGCTTTGGATAGAACATGCGGTAATTGGCTTTGTCGTACCCTTCTGTGAAGTACTCCTGACCACCGATGGTGTGATGTGCCCACAGTTCTGGGTTGACTACATAGCGCTTTACCACTTCGACATACTCTTCGATGGTGTTAGCCTCTACGTTGTCAGCATTCATCTGCTCCAATACACCGAGTTGCTTGGCCAGGTTGTTGACCCAGCGGAAGATTTGGTCGTCACGCTGAATGGTGTTGCCATTGTAGGTGTAGGTGGTGAAAGGATAACGTCCTGAACGCACATTAGCGATCTGACCGCGGTAGTTGCCACGCGAAGGATCGTTCTTGTCAATGGCAATACCCTGAAAGTCATCGCCCAGATCCACACCTTCCAGTGTCAGCACGACAAAGTAAGGCTCCTTTTCAGGAGTGTAAGGTGGACGGTCCAACTTCATGTCAACAACGCGACAATAGTTAGTACCAGGGTTCATGATCTTAGGATAGCTGCCTCCAGCGTTGGGGTTGAAATTTTTGGATGTAAACATGTTTTTTAAAATTTAGGTTGTTGGTTAGTTGTTCAGTCAATGAAAATCTTGTCCCAGTGTGTCACTACACTGCCATCTTCTTTTATCTCAGAGAGCACGATCTCTGCGTTGCGAAGATGTTCTGGACGGGCACCACATGCAATTTCATCAGAGGTTTTGAAGCTCAAGATGTTCTGGTTGCCTTTGCGGTACAAATAGCCAATAGCATCAGCGTTTGAGGTGGTGATGCGCTTTAACTTGCCAGTCAAGTCCAAATCCAAAGAGTTAAACTCTGAACCGTTCTTTTCCAGCAAAGTGTCTTTTATGTGTCCTACAAGGATCACATGCGGGGCAAGTCCTTTGAGCATGCCAATCATAGTCTCAAATGCCTGGCGAAGCCATGGATAACCTGCACCATTGGCCATGTTGAGAATGGACCCATACTTTTGTTTACCACCGCCTTCTTTGAACCAGTTGGTACCCATCGAGCTTTTGGAATAGTTGTACTCTGCAAGTGGTATGCACATTTCTTCCAGAGCAGTGATGGTGTCTACAGCGATGAACTTGTAGGGCTTTCCTGCTTCTTGAATGGCGCGCACAATGTTGCTGAGTTCTGTAACGTTGGACGCTTTGATCTTCATTGCGTCAATGTAGTCAGTGCCACTCTCCAAGTCAATGATCAGGCAGTTCTCAAGCTTGGACAACAAAGTAGTCTTACCCACCTTGGGTTTTGAGAAGATGATTAGGTTCTTGGGACTTTTGGTGACAGCCTTCACCACGCCTGTGGGAAGGACGATGCCTGTGCTTACGGTAGTTGTTGCCATTGTTTACCAGATGTGATGAGTTGATTTAACCATTTTTTGTTGCTTAAAGGAACGTTCTGAAGCATGCAGTACAGGTCCCGGATGGTCATGGACGAGTAGTGGTTGTCTTCTTTATCACTGAACATTTCAGTCATTTGTGACTCCAGGTCTAGGTCAACTTCTGAAAACAAGTGAGGTGCTTTTTCAGCAGTCACTGGTTTTTTGAGCTCAGGCGTCAGTGCTGTGGCGTTAGTGATGTTAATGATTTCAAAATCTGAAAGTCTTACAGCATAGGTACTTGTGGGCAATTTGTCACTAGCAATCTCAATGTATTTATCAGGTTTGCTTTGCCATTCTGGGTCATTTTTAAGTCTATAAAGCGTACGATTGGCAGGATCGTAGCGGTTTTGATCCCAGTCAAACAACTCAGTATAGTAGTCTACACCATTGTTAAGCTCACTAGGAAAGAATCTGACACCAGGAACGCGACTTCCATCATTAGAAAAGTCTCTACTTTGGTAGCAAAGTTTAGCACCAAAATGAGGACTGGCTAATCCCATGTGATCAAACAAGGGTTGCCAGAAGGCGCGGTACTCTGCTGTTACAGCAGAGATGTGTCGTTTGGGTTTGTCGATTGTTGCGGTTGTCATGCGATGCGAATTTGTTTTAAGTTATTTTTTTCGGAATCATTCTGGGTACTGGTGCCTCAGCAATAGTCATGGTTTCATACATAGCCTTGTACCAGTAGATAGCAGGTTCTCCAAAGCGGTTTTTCAGAACATGTTGAGCAAGCAGGTATTTGTCTGTGATTTCAAAACGCTGCGGGCCATAAAGAGCAAGGTTGTATTTGGCAGGACGGTTGTAGGCGATCATTACATCAGCGCACTGCAACAGGTAGTCACTACCAAACACATCAGCTTCTGTGGGATAGTTGCTCAACATGCCTGGTTTTTGTCGTTCTGCGTCGTCAATGTCACGATTGAGCTGTGTCAGAATCAGAAAAGTAACAGGAAGCTTGTTTTTCGTTTCTGTCATCATTGTTGCCAAGTTTTGCAGGGTTTGTTGCCTGCTGGTTTCGGACGCACCTTGCTTAACAAGCAGTGTGTGGTCCAGTGTGATCACTACCGGTTTTCTTACGTCATTGTGAAAACTTACGATCACGTCTTCCATCTGAGAAACGCTCAAAGGTTTGTCAATGACAAACTCTTCACGCGTGTGTTGCTTGGAAGCGTATTCCTCCAGTCGTTTCAGGTCTGCAGCAGTCAGCGGGGGCAATCCATCGTCCTGTGCACTTTGCATGTAACGGATGTTCATGTTGGTTGCACTGGAGAGCTCACGCATTGCCATGTTGCGACCCAGCATCTCAAACTGGAAATGCAGCACAGCAAAATCCTGGTCACGGTTGAGCACCTGCAACTCTCTAGTAAGGGAAGCTGCAATCAGTGTCTTACCTACACCAGGTCTTGCGGCAATCACATACAGTGACTGCCACTCAATGCCGTCAAGACCTATCTTGTTGAAGGTGGGCCATTGAGTTTTTAGTGATTTAAGAGACCCTTGTGAACGCCTGGTGAGATATTCAATGCTGTCAGACATGATATCTCCATAGCGTTTCCAGGGTTTTTTAGGGGTAGCACCACCCATGTGTGATGCTGTTTGCGCCATGTTTTTTGAATTTGTAGCTGAAGGTGTGGTTTCAGTAAGGGGTGGTCTAAACATGTAGAATACGGAACAGGTGTAAAGATACGAATTTTGTAGACCAAAACAAAAAATGGTCTACAGAAAAAACAGGGTTATTACCACTTGACAGGAGGGTATTGCAGTTCTACAAGGTTTTTATTAACTTCGTTGAAGATGTCGTTACAGTTCCAGGACTGTTCCCTTTGATACGCTGCTGATGCAGGATGTGATGCATAAAGTTTTCTGTGCCGGTGGTCATCAACCAGGTCACTATACTCTTGAGCTTTTTTACCCAAAAAGACCCAGACAATGTCTTTTTTTTGGGTATTAATCATGTCTATAACGTAAGCTGTAAAACTTTTCCATAGTTCCAAGTGCTTGCCAATTTTACCAATCTCTGTTGTCAGAGAAGTGTTCATAAGCAATACGCCTTGGTTGGCCCAACGGGTTAGGTCAGGACTCAGTTCTTTTATGTCTAATTGACCCTGGTAAACAGTGTCTATGACAGCTTTATGGATGTAGCGAAGAGAAGCTTCCATTTTCATCGTGTTACCACAACTGAAAGCAATGCCATCTGCCACGCCTAGTTGTGGATATGGATCTTGACCGATAATGACTACCTTAAGATTTTCAAGAGGGCACTCCTGAAAGGCTCTGAAAACTTGTTTTAAAGGGGGGGTAAACCTTTTGTCTTCTTTCACAAGCGTTTCTAAGGTGAGAATGATTTTTTCAAAGTCTTCTGATACTAAGAAACCTTTGAGCAGGTTGTGCCAACCAGAAGGTCTAAGCATTTCCTGCAGTTTGTCAACAATTTGGTCGTGAGTGAGTGAGGGTACATTTTTATTTTGCATGTGTTGTAAAACTTAGTGTGCTTCTTTCTTATTTTTGTAGACTTAATTAGTATTTCAATGGAGAATGAAAACAACAATTCACGTACACCAGCCCCTGGTATGATTGACATTATCAAACCGGAAGCGCTGGTAAACATTGCCATGAGCTCTGGATACTACAAAAGGATCCAGAATGCGCTAGGGTTTATGATTGCAGGTAAATCTGCAGATGAACTCAACGATGCTCATCAGCAAATGTCTTTGCAAGACATTACGCAAGAATGGGTACACCACTATGAAACGCTGCTGATTCTTGCAAAAGAGTTTGAAACCATCGCAAGAAACGAAGGTTTTGTAGTGCAAGTATCGCAGAGTGAAGCAGCAGAAATGCTTAAAGATTCTCTTTAGTAAATGTCATGTCCCAGCAAGTGACCTATTTGAATACAGGTCTCTATTGCTTTTGACAATTCATCCTTGCTACAGTTTGCAAAGCTTTTGAACTCCACATCCTCAGGGCGGGTTCCTGTCACAGTGTACAGGCCCGCCTTTCTTTTTACTTCATCTTTGATCTCGTCCAGTGTGTGACCGGTAAATCCAGAGAGTTCTCTGAGCATGGCGTGGATCCTTGCCAGCTGGGGTAGTGTTTTGTTGTTGGGTGTTGACACCGACATGTAGACCTCAACGGTCTCTTTGTCTTTAATAGACATGCTGAACAGTTTGAGCTTACCCATTTCTTTTTCAGAGGCAGGGACCAACTGTCCATCTTTTTTGGTAAAAGTAATAACCGCGTTGCGCATAAGGTGGGTGTAAAACGGCAGCTTAAAACATGGGGTCTGTGTACAGAATCTTATCTGAATCCAGGTCTCTGAGAGCATCATTGACCCAGTCAGCATCGATCGTGTTCTTATACATCAGTATGTGAATGATAGCCTTTTTGTCTGGACTCAAACGAAGAAGCCTACCCAGTCGCTGAGAACTTTTGCGTTCATTGCTGTATGCATGCAGGATGATGCCGGTGCCCAGGTCAGGTATGTTTACACCTTCATTGAGTTGTTGGACACAAGTAAGCGAAAGTATCTCACCGTTTTTGAACAGCTCTAAGTTGCGTTCGCTGTCTGGATTTTTGCTATGGTAAGAGCAATGATAGATGCGATCAGCCTGATCGGTGGTGTTGCAAAAGACAATGCACTTTTCATGAAACATGTCAAGCAGTCGCTTGGCGTAGCGTTCTTTTGAAGAAAACTGCATAAGAGCCTGCATGCGCATAATGCGAAATATCTTTTCCTGTGCTCCGTTAGTAGCAGAAAGGATTCTATCAGACCAATAATCATAGTTGGCCTGCTCACTGGTCATAAAGAAACCACCTTTTTTCAAACTTACTTTGTGATTTTTGACAGTGCCAAGCGATAAGCTGTGTACAATAATCTGGTAGTCGTTTAAGATCTTGTCTTCAACAGCATCGTCAGTGATGTAAGTGTAAACAATAGGACAGTACTTGTCCACCATTTCACCTTTCTCAGATTTTTTAAAACGTGGCGGTGTACCTGTTAGTCCCAGTATCTTGCCAGAAAAAGTTGACAGATAAAAGTCGTGTGTGTACAGTAGGCTGTGACACTCGTCCAGGTAGACTACATCATAGTCCCTGGATTTTTTGCCTAAGGATAGATAGGTAGTAAATTCAATGTGCTCCAGCAAGTAGCTGAGTCCAAACTTTTCAGCATCATCTTTCCATGACTGAAAGATGCTGACCTTAGGGGCTACCACTAAAAACTTAGTGGCACCACCTGTGTACTCTTGCTCCATGTGGCGTAGCCCTATTAGGGTTTTTCCTACACCAACAGAAATGCCCAGACCACAGCGGTGTTTGTTACGCACCGCCGTGAGGGCATCTTGCTGAATCAACTCACGTTTGGTTAATTCAGTCATCATGTTGTTTGTTAGTTTTTGAGTTCAGGCTTGGGCCTGTTGTTCTTGCGCACAGGACGTTGCACGTCACCATTTACAGGAGTAAATTTATGCATTTCTGTGTAAGCTTTGTCTGTGTCACCGCTGAGACTTTGTGAAGTCTTACCGCGGTCAGCAAGCGTGCGAGGTTTATCTATCCAGTAGATACCCAACAGCAATGCGTTAAACAGACGTTTGAAAAAAGAGGGTTTGCTTTCGCTCCATAAAAGGAGTCCTCTTTCAGCTTTTGCATCTTCATAGGTGTTTGCACCAATGATATAGTAGCCAATAAATTTTTTCATAAGGGATTAAAAGGTTGTTTTTGAGTTGTTATAAAATAAACCAGTCTTCTGCAAGCATGTCTGTCTGAGAAGCCTGCCATCCATTGACAATGGTTCCATCAGCAGCATACATGCACAAGTAAGCTGTAAACTTTACTTTGATTTCTTCACCACTGGAGTAGTGAGTTTCATCGTTGTACTTTTGAGAAATAAAGTTTTTTACAGATTGAGGCAGAGACTTTACTGTTTCTACAATGAACGCAGGAGTAAGTTCATCTTGTGGTCTTTGGAAGATAAACATGTTCTTGCCATTCCAGCCACTTCGTGCGACGCAGTGACCTTCTTTGAGTGCTAAAAGAGCGTCTCCAAAACTGCCTCTTCCTATGTATAACAGACCAAAAGGTCCTGGTGATGTTGTTGGTTCTTGCATTTGATAGGGGTTTAAACTCTGGGTTCAGTCAGGAACATTTCTTTAGCGTCAGCGGGATGTTCCTCTACCCACCGGTGACAAGAGAGACACAGCGGTATCCAGGTAGTGGTGTCAAGATAATACTTGCCACGTCCTTTGCTGTGATGAATCGTCAGGTCTTGCCTGCTTGTGTTCAGGCATACATGTAGTTTGGCTCTGCAGGTAGCGTTTTCTGGAAGGTCCAGAAACTGCTTGCGCATCTTGGAGTACAGTTGATCCAGAGGCTTGCGCTTGTCAGAAACAGGTTTGATCAACCTGGAGGTTTGCGCTTGTTTGGGTGGTGCTTTCTGCATCCAGCAGTCTTTGCAAAACTTCTGTCCTTCAAAGTTTTTCCAGATGAGTCTTTCCTCCCCGCACGCTGCGCAGGTTTTAAGTTTTGGTTTTATCATGGTCAGGCTCAGGGCGTGTCAATAGTCTTCAGGGTCAGCATAGTCAATGTCTGATAGCTTTTCCTCAGGTAGAAGGTCTGTAAGTTCTTTGATGCCAAGGTCTTCTTCAAGTCTTAGTTCTTGTATGAAGTCCAGATCATCATCTTCAACTTTTTCAACACTGGGGCCATGACGCAGAACACTTAACGCAAAGGGGTCGTTGACCTCTTCGCCAAAGTTAAATGCCATGTACATATCCAGCTCTTCATCGCTCATTCTGAGGTACTGCTCCACAGATATCTCTACACATTTTCCGTTGGGAAGTTGGTACAGCATAGTAGGTTAGCAAGTAATTGCTGCCAAGATACTGTTTTTTGTAGAGGTTCATCCTACCAAAGATACAACTTGTGGAGTTTTTTTACACTATATTGCTATAATTACATTTGAGCTTTCTTGTAAAATTCTAAAACAAATTCTTCAAAGCTCATTTTAAACTTATAATGCATGTCTGTAGCAGATTGTAGCATTATAACTTGAGTAGTAGTATCTAGAGTTATTAGCAAATTTACATCAGCATACAACTGTGTTCCTATACCATGACCGCGATCTGTGTTCCTGCATTCCATAGGAACCATTCTGCAAAAGACCATCTTGGCAAGATAGTCAGCGTCGTCCCAGCGCTGTCGCATAGAAAGCGTGTTGTGTACATCATTTACTAACGAACCTGCACCGTCGTGCGTGTACAGATAAACTCTTCCATAAGGTCCAATGATCTCAACTTGACCACTGTCTTTGATGATGTTAATCATAGTTACTTTTTAGAAGTTAACACCTGCAAGAAACAAAGCCTCAGTGGTGAGACTCTGTTTCTTTACAAGTGTTTCAGAATTGTTATTTGCCAGTAGAGCCAAAGCCTCCTTTGCCACGTTCAGTAGCAGAGAGTTGATCTACTTCTTCAAATATAATCTGTGGATAAGGCAGGATAATGATCTGTCCTATTCTTTCTCCTATTTGATAGTCAACAACGTCGTTAACACCAAGCTGTGTTGTTGTGTAATCAGTATTGTTTACTGACTCAGCATTATCCTTTCCTGAGAAAAACGGAACAGGTTTAAACTTGAATGACACCTCTCCTCTGTAGCCAGAGTCAAGCACGCCTACTGAGTTTGACAACACTAGTTCTTTTTTTGAGTTAGAGCTGCGAGGGAACAACAGTCCTACGTATCCTTCAGGTATCTCAAAAGCAAGGCCAGTACCATAGCTTACGTTACCGTCTTTGTCATAAACTTTGCTAACAGCTGTTAGGTCCATTCCTGCGTCCCCAGGTTTTGCATAACTGGGGACAACTGCATCGCGGTACAGTCTTTTGATTCTTACGTTTATCATTTTCTGATTGATAGTTCTTTTTTTAAAAGATTTAATTTGTTTTCAGCAAGCGTTACACTGGGCAATGCAAGTTCTAAATGCTGACTTATGTTGTTTTCTTCTTGGTCAAGTTGACTTTTGCTAAGTTTTTTTAACCATCCAACATACTGGTGTTTGTCAAAATTTTTCAAAGACTCTGTTTTAGACATAGCTTTTAATTTTTTGTTAATAGAAGGAGGATTGCTCCTCCTTCTTAATAACATCATGATACATCAATCATAAACCCAGGAAACGCGTTGGTTGAAAGGGTCAAACTCTACCTGGTTGGTCTTGTAGTAAATGCCAGGTTCAAGTACAATTCGGTCATGCTCTTCGTGGGTTACTACAGCTTGAGATTTTATGTCAAGCATCATAGATCGTTCACCCATGTCAGAAAAGTAAATGGTGGTTGCTGAAGTAACAGCATGCGTGTGGGCACCTTCACTGGTAGCCAGTACAACGCGCTTTGAAGATTCCATGTTCATATCAGGTCTGAGATTGTAAAAGGGTTAGATACTGTTCTTTGGTCAAGTGAATCGGGCGGCTGTACTCAGTAGACTCGTCAGAAGCTTTGGCAATGATAATGTCACCCTGGCGCACAATGTACGCAGGATTTGAGATTGTTATCTGCATGGTCCAGGCAATAGCTGAAACAGCGTCATTTTTCTCACCTTCCCAGCGTGGCACATATATCCAGTACTCTCTGCCAGTGGTTGTACACCAGCAACGAACAGCGTAGGTGTCAGCGTTCTGTTTGCGCCAGTCTGTTTTTTCATCAGGAAAAAGTTTCTCTCCCTTGATCTTGTATAGCTCATAGATATCCTTGATGTTCTCAAAGTATGGTTGATTGTCTTTGTCCCAGCGCTTGTTCTTGAAGTCAATCTCCTGGCGGTCCACAAGTTCTGGTTCCATCTGCTTGAACATTGTTTCAATGCCAATGCAGCTGAACATCAGTCTTCGCAGCTCAATGTTTCTTTCAGCAAACGCTTCAGTGGTTGTGAAAAGCTTGATGTCTTCCCATACAGGTTGTACATGTTCAGCAAACTCTTTCATCAAGTCATGCGTGATAATTTCATGCAAAAATACGTCATAAGTTTTGTGCTGAGTTTTCCAGCAACGAAGCGCGGTTTCATAGTTTAGTCCAGCTTGACCGTTCACTGTGTATTGTAATGTAGTAAAGTCCATGGTTATTTCTTCTTTTCTAAAAGTCTAAAAGTTCAGCAAGATTGATCTCAACGTCTGTTTCATTTCCTTCATAGATAGAGTATTGCACCAGTTCAATTTTAGCAACCAGTTCATCTCCGTCTTCTTTGAAGTCACTACGCAATAAGCGATAGATACCCCAGGCACTCTCAAGTTCCTGGTTGTTTTCTGCAACAGCTTTGTCAATAGCTTCTGAAAACTTAAGTTGCAGGGTTTCATTCAGCTTTTCTTCTACAGCCTGAGTCTCTGGATGGATAAATCCATTGATAATCATGATCGATGTAGTAGTGTCAACCTCTTCATCTTGCGTGCTGATGTGTATCTCATCAAAAGGAATGTACTTAGGTACGCGCACTTCAATGTCTGCGTCTGCAGATGTACTATCTGTTATAGAATAGTAGTCAGTACCTAGAAAAGCTTTTTCTTCAGGATTCCAATCTGCTTGACCAGATGCTGAGAACTCACCGGCCCATGATCCATAGTCCAGTTCTGAGTACATCTTGTCAACAAGAGCTTCTGCTTCTGGTTCACTGCACTCTTCACCATCTATTTGAAAATGTACCCAGCCATCATCACCACCACCATTCCAGTGTATGCTGAGAGTTTTGCCTTCTGCATGATGCTTGTCACACCATTCTAAAAGTTGTTTGTTTGTAAAATCTTTCATGGTAATTCAGGTTGTGTTGTTGTTTGTAAAAAATCTGATTTCTCTTTGTTCATTTCTTTGAGCATCTTTCTGCCATCACCTGGCTTGAACATCCAGCCGACTGTTGTCATATTGTCCAGATAGTCTTTGATGGTAGGTATCCATCCCAGATCTTCTGTGATGTGCTGTTCACCCAACGCTCTGACAGGAACCATGCGTCCGTCAGCGTTGGTGATATAAGTGCCAAACTCTTTTTCACACCAGAAGATACCTTCTGAGTGATGTCTAAGGGCGCGATGCCTCATGTCTGGGTAGTGAGCCTTTGTCTCATCAAACCAGTTGTGAATGGGCAGGTAGCAGTCTACTGTACCGCCCCACTTCTTCATTGAAGAAATGCTGTGATGTAAAGGGTGACTCATTTTTTGTGTTAAAAATTTTGCACTCTCGTTTCAAGAATTTCCCAGTAGCCAGGTTCATTCATGTAACGACGGGTTACGTGTACCATTTGAGGAAAACCCATGGCAAGCTTGTTCTGATTTTTAATGTCAGCATGCATGATAGTTTTCACGAGCTGTGTCATAAAACCACCACCTGTTCCTTTTATGCAGTAATACAGCTCCATTTCTGCTTCAGTAGGCTCTGATGTGTCCATTGATGCTACAAGACTTTGTACCATTTGGCGTGCTTCGTCTATGTCTGCTGCATAAAAAGGTCCCACTACAGTTTCGCAGAAATTACTCTCATTAGCTATCATGATGTCACGCATTTCAAAGTAAGGTATTGTTTGATAGGTACCGTTAATGTGCTTGTAACCCCACCATTTTTGTTTGTGACTCATCACGCTTCACTACTAGTAACAATATCAAACTTGTCACCTATTTTTCTTAAACTGTTGGCAAGAAGTTTGGCCAGTTGTTTTACAGCAGATGGTTCAAGTGAGTCCATCCACTCGTCCTGCTTTTCTTCAGGACAGTCTTCAAAGCAGGTAGGTTCCCTGCGTTCTTCGTCATCAAACTTGTGAAAGATGTAGATACCACTAAGGTTTCTGCGATTGATTTTTTGTGACATAAGTGTAGTTTAAATCTTCAATGCTGTACTTGTTTCTGAAATTCTCTGCAAGGTTCATGCATCTAATTTCTTCGCTCATCTTGTTTCTTAAAAAAATCAGTGATGTACTTTTCAACGTCACGTTCCTCTTCAGTTTCAAGACCTTCGCAATAGAAGCGTCCCATACCAAACTTTAATTTGATCTGGCTGTACTTAAACCCAGGCTTCTGGATAAACAGTTGAAACTTTTCGTCCAGCCATTTGGTCAGATCAGGGACATCAATCCCTAAGCCATAATGACCCTGTTCCAAATAGTCCTGGTATTTCAGGTTAAATTCTTCTGATGTCATTATTGTCCAATAAGGGTAAAAAAGTTGCTGATGATTTTGTCATTAACATCATCAACGCGTGGTGGAGTCTTGTCAGTCCAAGTAATACCACAAATACTTACTTGCTGGTTGTCGTTGTCATAAGTCACTTCTACAGTGAACTCGAATGTTTCTTCCTGATACTCATCCTCCCACTGTGAACAATCACAAGTGTATTTACCTGAGTGAAAATGTGTTTCAGAAAAAGGCTTTGGTTGTATTGATAGCTTGCTCATTGGAAATGTACACTTACTGAAATTAATTCTCCATGTTTGTCGTAGTTGGCGTATACAGGATACACACCGTCTCCATAAGCTGTGCTAAAAGCCACAGCTACACCTGGGTGTCCTGCGTTGTAGTTCAGTTGACCTGAACGTTCTTCTGAAAGAGTTGCCCTAGCACACGCGTTGTAACTAAAATTGTGTTCAGCAGGAGGTAGTTCAAGCTCTTTCCATTCACCAGTAGACAGCAATTCGTTCATGTCCTTACCACCCTGTGATGGTATGGGATCAGTATAAACATTGAAATCTACACCATACTGTAGCTTTACACCAGTTGTTTTGTGCTGGTACACTCTGATGTCTTTAAAGTCTTCATTCTTCCATTCAGAATCAATGTAACACGGGTCGCAAAGTACCAGTTGACCTGAGTCAACGCCTACTTCACCAATAAATACTCTTTTCATAATTGTTTTTTTAAGAGTTGATAAAATGCTAAGAGTTGTTGATTTGACTACGCTGCAGTTCAATTTCTTTAAGCAGATAATCCATCTTGTCAGAGATTGCGATATTGATTTTGCTTTTGCTATCATAAACGTAGCACTCACTAAGAACTTTGTAACAAGCTGTAAGTTCTTTAAGCTTTTGAGACTGGTCGCTTGTTGATTTGTCTGAAAGTTTGTGTCTGTACATGATATCAACAGCGTCCTCTAAAGAAAACTCTGTGTTTTTTTCAATAAGCGCATGGATCACGTCTTGCACAATTGCTGCTATGGGTTCTGTAACGTGTACGCCTGTCATAGCCAAGGCGGTCACCACATGTTGTGGTTTAAGTTTCTGTAATGGAGATTCCATGTTCTCTTCTGTATTGAAGTTCTTTAGTAATAAGTTTGAGATGCCAGGAAGCAGCTCCAAAAACAAGTACTGCTCCAAGGTGGTCATCGCTCATGTCGCATAGTTTTACCCAAGTGAGGGGTTCTTTGCCGTCTTTTCCTCTTGATCCACGTGTGGCGTACTGTCTGACTTTTTCAAAAGGCTCGTCGTCATAAACTGTCACTGCTTTTACTAGTTCCAAGTCTTTTCCTCCATGGTGCAAATAACTCATTCCACCATCAACAAATGTGCGATTTGCACAATTGCACATTTGACAGTCATGTCTGTGACGACTTATCAGCGTTTCGTTACAGTTTAAACAGATGACTGCGTTGTAAACAATTTGTCTGTGTTCTGTTGGGTTTTCCATAGGTTTAAAGCATTTATAACCACCCTGGTTTTAAGTGACTAATTTGAGTGCGTTGTCCAGTGTAGCTTTTATAGTCATCCCAGTTACCAGCACAATTATACACTACAAATGCGTGATGAGGATCTTCTTGTGGAAATGATTTGATGATGCCATGTTCCTTGACGGTTCCTTTGTGCACATACGTCACTTTGGTTCCTTCAGTCATTACGTTCATAGCTTTTTTGATAATGGTTTTGGTCCCAGGATGTTACACCTGGGACCTTCACCAATTAGTTTACAGGTTTGTACAACTGAGGGGATTGCCCATAAATAGACAGCTTGCCGTCCCACTTCTCAATCCAGAGTTGCTGCAACAACATAGTTGAAAGAGTTCTCTGTTTTAGAAGGTTAGCCTCAGACTCTGAGCGGGCTTTGGTCAGCATTGCTTTTGCATCACCTTCAGCTTTTGCAATCTGAATTTTCGCCTCCGCCTCTGCTTGTTTTACTCTATTCTCTGCCGTGAGTGCTGATTGAACCGCGTTGTTCTTGGCTTCAATCGCTTTCTTGAATGTTTGGGGATACACAAGGTTAGATGTGAATTGTGCTAGAATGAATCCTTCGGGTAAGAGATGAGTTTCCAAAACCTTACGAACCTTTACTTCGAACTGTTCACGATTTGAAATCAATTCATCTGCGGTGTATGAGTTTGCGACAACACGAAAGGCATCATAGACTGCTGTTTTTAAGAAACCAGATTCGATTTCAGCCAGAGTAACTCGGTACTTACCAAAAATATAAGGAACTCTATCCCTCTTGACCGAATAGTTCAATAGTGGAGATACATGAAACTCTGACCCGTCTTTAGAGTTGACCACAAAAGATTCATCGGGATTGTCTTCTCCGTTGTGTTTGTATTCTTTGTGCTGGATAAAAGTTGGAAATTCAACAATTTTTGTGGTAAAGGGGTTGTAGAATACCCTGCCATTGACTTCGGTCACATCGTCAATACCTTTTCCGTCGCCGTAAAGATTGACTTTAACACCAACGTGACCAGCGTCGATTATTTCACAGCTGGTTACACTAACTACAGCTACTAAAAATAAAAAGATGATCAGTGCGTACTTAAGAATTGGATTCATTGTTTTGTTTTGGTTTAGAGAAATAATTTATTGCCTTTATTGTAACAGTTCTGATAAACCAGAACGCAAGTACAGCTGGGATCCAGGCAAGGAAAAACCCCGTGTACACTAACAGAGAACTTGGTTGCCTCATGAGCCAGAAGGCCAGGTCCAGGATCTCTAACGCGCCTACCAGTAGCGCGATGTAGACAAAA